AGAGCTCATCCGATAATCCTTCCTTCAGGTTCTACATAAAATAGCATTGCGTGGAGCTCAAAATCAGAATGAGAAATTTCTAAGTCTCTCATCTGTAGATCGTTCATAAAAATAAATAGTTGCAAAAATTTAGATTGGGCTTGAACATAGTACCGATGCCAAATTTGTTGTTGCGTAACTTGAAAGGATTGAGTCTCCTCGACTTTGGTAAAAAGAGTATTATTTCCTAGTATGACGTCGCCTCCTACTTGATCTTGGATAGCGTCTCCAGATGCTGTATCAATTAAATAATTTAAAGACACTTCTCCATTAGTTGTGCGGTTAAGAAGAAAGTCGATATAAGGAACTCTAAATTGTTGTCCTACCGGAGTTCCCGGATTAAATTGTTTAGTGAGGATTTTAAGGTTGCTAATGCGAGAAACTTTTCCCCCTCCCGTATAAGTTCCGCTAAAAGTAGTATCAATTACAATGGTATCGGGATCCACAATCTGTTGAACTTGGACCACTATGCCATTCAAAGAAGTAATTCCTTGAGCTTCTTCTACTAGGAGATAATCTCCGGCTTTTAAATTATGAGAAATGATATTCAACCGAGAACTGGCCGAGATCATATCGCTGATATAAAGAGATTGAGAATTAGAGGAAAGCCCCGGATCTATCACAAAAACAAATCCCTCTTGATTACCGGCTACAATATCGGGAAAGGAAGACTGAAATAAAGGAGATCCCCAGGGATCATTCCACTGAGACCAAGTAGGATAAGTATCTTCTACGGTTTCCCACAGAAGATCCGAATCTTCTTGAGAATATCCAAAACACGTGAAGGAATCATTGAAAAGAGCCCAGGTATTATTGCGGTAATTATATAAGAGAATACGCGTAGGAAAGGTTGGATTAGCCGTAGCGTCCGGAAAGGCCCAATATACCACTTCATTGAAATAATCACGGATACCATATACCCGTTCAGGACCATCATTTCCATTATGAATGTTAAAAACTTCATCAGGAATTTTTTCGTCAATTCTGGTAACATTAACTCCATTACAGCTATGGATCCCCACATTTCCTATTCCTAACACCGAGGTATCGAATCCTATTACAGAAAAAGAACTCTCACATCCCAATTCGTTATTGATTTGTTGCCATCTAAAAGGAAGTGCGGTATTTCCTGTATAGACTAATTCCCAAGTAGAGCGCTCAAAGTAAACAATTAATCGGTCTTTTATATTGTCGGCAGTAATGATTTGTTGTTGCGTAGGAGCATCGAGAAACCCTCCGCGCCCTGCGGTGTCATCCAGCCAGGAAGTAGTGGCATTTGTAGGATCTCCATTTTGGGAAAATCGACATCGATTCTGATAGGTTCGATCCGTCCCTCCCTCATCCTCTATGGTATTAAGAGCGAGTAATCTGTCTTTAAAAGGGAGAAGAATACGGGAAGTTTCCAGGAAGCGATTAGTGCCGCCGCTATTTAATTGAGGTCGCAGGGTGGTCCAACTGGTAGATCCTTCGGGAATAAATTTTATATTATCGGCAGGGACATTGTTAACCGTATAAAAGAACGTTTCATAAGGATTTGTTCCTCTATAGTTTGTACTCCAAAAAAAATTAGAATTGTTTCCCGTCCATACAGTAGAAGGAAATTGTAGCCATCCTCCGGCATCTCTTCGATAGGCGAATTGAGTATCAAACGCAATGAGGTCTTCAGCGTTTATGCTACTCGATTCTCTTACTCTGAGCCCCATTACCGGTTCTGCGGGATAAAAAAAACAGTCCGTGGCCGCCGCGGCTCCAGTGATAACGAGAGCTCCCGTAGTGGTATTATAAGTCGCCAAGGTAGCGGCTCCTGTATCGAGCATAGTGGCCGGAGTCCCCGCTACATTCACCGTGAATATTTCGGCTCCTATGGAAAACATTTGTCCTACTCTAAAAATACTTCCGGGAACTGTGACGGAAATATTTCCCGATCCGTCCGTAACTCCTACATTCAATCGAAGACGAGAATTGAGATCGTTGTTGCCAATAAGAGAATATCCAAATCTTTTTCGAATCCGTCCTCTCCATACATATAGATCTTGCAGCTCGAAATAGGCATCTTCGGGGAGATAAAAAGGTTCAATGTTATTTTGTTGACCTTCTTCTAGAGGACCGATCAAATACCTCTGCAACACCATTTATCTTCCTATCGCTAAATAATTATAGGTGGTAGCGGCGGAAGCACTAGAAGTTCTCCTAGAGCCAAAAACCGTAATCCCGGTGAGAGAAACCGAGACAAAAGTGGCAAATGTATTAGGACTCGGACTCGAATCCGACGTCACAACGAATCCAGTATAAATGTCTGTGAAAACGGGAATAGTTCCTCCTGTAGGAAAGTTAGTGGTGTGACTTCCGTTTCCACTCCCAGTTCCCCATTTCAGGAGAATTCCCGAAGCAATACGGGTCCACCCATTGGCGGCTCCTAAAAATCCTGTAAATTCAATTTGATCTCCGTTGGATTCTCTTCTAAAGACAAGCTCCGTCATATTCGTCAAAGAGCTATTCTGGGAAAAAAGGGCTGCTTCATTAGCCAGCGTAGTGGGAGGGCTGGATTGTTCGGGCATTTGGAGAAAAGAATGTTTTCCCTGATCTCCCGCATTGAAATTTCCATGGTTGGTATTAAAGGCTGTACTAATCTCTTGAAAATTATCGAGCATCTGTCCTTGACTCTGAGAAGGATTATCGGTTGCTTGAGGAATGTTTTCATTGTAAGCCATTTTAAAACCTGTTGTTAAAGTTTCCGTAAGGGAAAGAAGTCATCTCGGTATAGATCGTCGCCGTTCTTTCATTGGTTTGTTGGACAATATGTCGATGAAGCACCAAATTTTCCTGTTCTTTATATCCTCTCGTAATCTGGGCGATCCCTTCGGGGTCTTGAGAGTCTTCAAAAATCTTTTTCGCCGCTCCATAGGCTAAATATTGCCACCATTGTTTCAGGAGAGGACTATCCGAGCTTTGAAGAAGAGCGCTAGGAAGTAAAAAGGCGTTGAATTTGACTGGATAGGGTTTATCGGGCACTGGGCGCAATGTAATGATATTGTCATAGAATAACACTGCTTGCGGGCGATTAGGCTGATAGGGAGTGAATGTGAAGGTGATTTCATTTCCTAAAGGAATGTTATTAGGGAAAGTAACGGTCCCTACCCCGGTAAGATAATTAATGGAACCTCCCAGTGCCGTCGTAGAATTGATGATCAGCCAGTTGCCGTTCGTTCTATTTTGAGGATCGTCCACTCCTTTTACGGTGCTGTCCGTATCATCAATGGCTCCTACGGTCACCGAGTTTTGCAGCATGGGAACATTGGGAAGGGTAAAGTTATAAGGGCCCGGAGTTCCATCTCCCTGAACCGCACTATTAATATCTCCTAACGCTGGATAGGTTCTAAAAAACTGTTCTCTACTTTGAGAATAAAAGCTCTGATATCCGGAAATATACGTAGGTTGTTGAAAATTATAAAACACATCTACCGCAGATTCTACTCCTCCATCGAAAGATACTACGAGCTCATTAAAAGCCGGACTCGCCGGATTAACAGCGCGCATATTGTATTGATCCACATTCGCTTCGGTCATAAATTTGAAAACGGAAGTATTAGAAAAGACTCTCAAATGTTCGGGAAAATCATATTGGTAAAAAATGTTTACGAATTCATTGATTTGGGTATCCGTGATTTGCTGAGGAGAAGGGCGCCCCGTTAGGCGTCTCACTTTGGTACGAATAGTCGCTAATGTGCTGGGAGCGCTCATTATTTATTCTTCCTTTAAGTCTTGGAATTCTAAACTTTCAAAAGAACATCTCTGTACTTTCTTACCCGTATGAACGGTTGCGTTTCCATCTCCATCTAATACATGGGCATGTCTTTCATACGCACATTCTTTATTAAGATGGGTGGCAATCATAAAGGGAACATCATAAATCTCTCCATCCACCATAGTATATTTTAAGACATCATCCCCTTTATATTTTTTGAAGCTAAACTTTATACTCCCTCCTCGAGGCTCCGCGCATCGGAACATTCCTTTCACTATGCGATGATCTTTTTTCCGCATTTTTTCCATTTCTTCGGAAGTAATTTTATGAGTATTCTTACATGCTCTTGGCATCAGTGTGGTAGACATAGGTACTCCTAATGTAAAAAGGGGGATTTCTCCCC